AGCAGTCAAAGTAGGAGCAGTGATAGTTACTGCATCACTAGCTTCTTGGATAACAATATTACTGTCATCAACTACAATGTCACCAGTAAAGGTGTCACCGGATTTGTTAGCATCTCGATTTTTTCGTTCCTGTGCAGAAAACAACACCTGATTGGTATTGTCATTTAAGTCGTTTGCACGAATAGCTGAACCTGCAAAGAACGTAGTTACCGCATTTTCTAGATCAGTGTCACGGAAAATACGGATAGCTACGCCCGTTCCAGGTGCACTACCAAAAGAAATAGTTGTTGCGTTGGCAAACGTGTAGTCAGTGTCTTGAGTTTTATCTACAGCGTCAAGAGATACCTTGACATCTGCTTCTTTAATATAGGGGAATGTGAAGGAATAATCCGTTGTTGAATTATTCCCAGTGTATGTATTTTGGGTTGTTGCCATGCGTAATCATTCGCTATTTGTTAACGAGTGGAAATTGATTTGGCTGACCTAACTGTTGGTTGGCCTTGTTGTATCCAGCTTCATATGCACGATCTGCAAGTTCTTCAGAGTTGCTCATTTCAAACTCTGCATCTGCCTTTGCTTCACGCAAGGCAATTTCTATTTCGCTGTATAAAGCTTCCCAGTACTTAGGTTCAATAGAGCCACCACGCTTACGCGCTTCAATCATCCGTTGCTTCCATTCCTTAGCAGTTGTTGACTGCATGATCTGTTGCAACGACTCTTTAAAACGACCCTGTTTGCCCATCAAGTTATACATTTCAGATCGCTCTTCAGGCGTGTACCGAATGCCATCGCTTGATTTTTGGAAGGCAGGGCGTGAATCAAATTCGATGTCAATTAGGAACTGACGTTCAGGAGACAATCTGCCACTGACCTTCATAGGCATGATTGCGTTCCAACCACGTGCAAACCAGTTCTCGCTATAACCAACAGGCTCACCATCAACCCAGTCATATTTGCCAGGAAGACCGGTAGCTGGGTCAAGTACATCAAGGAACTTGTTGCGGTTACGGACAAGCTGGAAGAACTCTTGATCTACCTCGCGTAGTTGAGGTGACAAGATCCGACCAAGCTCACCACGGAAACCAGATAATGGTCCAAGTGAGTTAGCCCAAGAGGAAGCCCAGCGGGCAGCAGCAGCAGGGTTACCAGCCAAAACATCGAACATAGGCTCAAGTCCAGCGAGTGTTGATTTAGAAGTCAGTGAAGAGCTGAGCATAAAACCGAGCTTTGCAAAGGTGGTTTCCATATCGTTTTCTTCAATGGAATCCTGGTGGTCCCCAATCGTTGCAACCAATGCAATGAAATCAGAGACTGGACCCATGCCGTCATAGCTGTACCAGTTGCCGTCAGTAGCTTCATAGGTACGTTTTTTCCAACCCAAGTCTTGACGTACACGTTGACGCTGTTTGTCGTAATGACCATCTCCGCGTAGCTGTCCATTCATAACCATGGCACCTGCACCAAGCATGGTCAGGGTGCCGATTGCTTTACGGCCACGTACCTCAGCTCTCAGGTTCTCAAACGCCTGCATATCAACATCACGGTCACCAGTCACCTTGATACCTTTGGATTGCAAAATGCCTTCGATTTCATCGACAGTGAAGTTCTTGAGACGATCATATGCAATCTTGTTGTACTCTTTCATAAAGATAGAGTACGGTGCATATTTGTTGGTGATAGCAATCATGTTTGCAGATGTCCGGGGGAACATCACAAAGGGCTTCATATAGGTGTGAGTCTGCATAAACTTGCCGATGGCATTAACAGCCTCGTTATCCAGGTTCAAAGCAATCTCACGGCTTGCGTAATCCACAGCAGAGTCAGTGATCATTCCTGACTTATCGAACATGGAGTTGTAGAGCTCATCCTCAGCAGCTGCCAAGGTTTTGCCATCTAGATCTCCAGCAGCATTGATGTACTTGTCGTACACCCTCCCTCGTGCCTCACCAATAGCGACAAACGCTCTGGTAAATCCGTCAAGAGCAGTCATAGCATTAGTGCCAAAACGGAGTACTGGGTTGTTGGAGATATCGTGTAATGACTCTGCCATGTTGTACAGAGCTAGAGGACCTAGGTTTCCTTCCTTTTCAGCAGCACGAGCAAACGAGTGCAGCACATCCATGGTTTGCTCATTCTTCAGAGCAATGTCGTCACGGATGATGTAGCCAACACTGGTTGGATCTGTCGATGCCTTCTTAAACACAAAAGACATATGCTTGAAGGATTTCTTGAAGGTGTCAGTAAAAGCGCTGTACTGATACCAACCACGTTTTAGGGTCTTCCAGTCACCACCAATTGCTGCTCCAGCCATGGTTGCCATGGGCTTAGCAATCAAACCACCAACGTTGCCTTGCGCAGCTTTGATCGGCGTTGAGATAGCACTCAGGACAGAGTTGTAGATGTTTGCCCAAAAGCCCTGAACAATCTGGTTAGGAATTTCTGGTTGTTCATCGTAGAAAGCCTTACCAATGTTTGGCAGGCTCTGATCAACAAAGTTATTGAGCTTAGCGATGGTATTAACGTCGCCATCAGTATGCTCGTAAGCCATGACAAGGGTGTTCAGGAAGCCTGGACGTTCCTTGCTCATAGTCCGCAGCGTATCGATAGTCTGCTTTGAATCACGTGCGATGTTTTGCAGGAACTCATCGTTATCCTGCTTAGCTGTTTGAGCTGCTTCTCTGAGTGCGCTGGCATCGCCAACGTTGCGCTTCCAGGTATTGAGGAAGTTAAGAGATGCACCACGGTTGTAAGCAGCAAAGCCTTTCTCAACCATCAAGTACTCAAGACGATCAAGGATCATGCCTTGTGCACGACGAATGGCTTCATCGCTTTCGATATAACGGAGACCTTCAGCTAGGTCAGAGACTTGACCAGCTTGTGAATGGAGCAGATAGGCAGCAGCCTTATCCATATCCATGTTTACGTACTCATCAAGGTATTGGCTGATAGCTTTGAATGTTGCGTTATAGCCAACGTCACTAAGTGACTTGACTTTGCCAGTCAGTTTGTTCAGCTCATCCTTATATTCACCAAGTGTTGCTTTGAGGAAACCTTTGTCCATACGAGGATCAACAAGGATCTCTGCAAGACGAGTGCCTTCCTCATCAATCATTTCGTAAGTAATGGGCTGTTTGCCGACCTTTGCACTAAAACGATCAGCAGCTCGTAGTTGATCTTTAATAAGCTTGACAATCTGTCGCTTAGGCATGTTGCCTGCTTTAAGACCTAATCGCTGTGCTGCTTCTGTGACGATCGTAGGGAGCCTTCCGTAGACGGTATTGATGTTCTTAGCAATCCGTACAGCATCAACAGCTGCATCTTGCACATCACCGTCTACAGAGCGGACACCTTCATCAATAGAGTCAAAGGAGTCAGACATACCAACAACTGGTTTGTTCAGAGCTGCTTCCTCAGCTTCAGATAATTCAGATATACCCATCTGATCAAGAGCGTCTTCCCGTTTCTTGACACCCTCTTCTAAAACATCTTCAGGTGTTTCAGGTGTACGCTTGACCTTGCCGGCTTTGTATGCAGCCGCAGATTCAGTTTCTGGGATAATTTCAGTGACTGATTTGGTACCTTTGATACCACGTGCAAGGATCACAAAGCCTGACAGCAAGTCAGTAAACAAGCCGAGTCCTACACCTTCACGTACATTCTTTGCACGTTTGATATCAGGGGTGTCACGATCAAGCGTTGCCCAGTCATCACTAATCCACTGCAGTGATTCAGGGAACATCTTTTTGATGCTGCCTAGGAAGTTGTCATCTTTCTGGTTGAACTCAACTGTGTAGTCCACAGCTGCGCCTACACCAGCGCTGACAGCTGCACCACCCATCCATTTAGCAAGTGCGGTACGTGCAAAGGCATAGCCCTTGGTTGCACCCTGTATGCCTTTGACCACACGTCCTGCAATGAAGACGTTTGGAGCGATGAGAGAGGTGAGTTGCCTCAGACCGTTTGCTAGGTCGTTTTGGTATTTGGGGATCTTGGGGATATTGACGCCAGGGATGAGGTTGACTGCATCGACAGCAAAGTCAGCAACACCAGCAACCGGTGAGCCGCCCATCTCAAAACCAAAGCGTGCAAAGTCGCCAATGTCAGCGGTACCGTTCTGGATCTGTGGGATTAGCTGATCGCTGTTGTCCTGTGGTTGCTCCTCTTCCTGTTCCTCAACAGGCTGTTCAACCTGTTGCTCCTGTTGCGGTTGTTCAGTAGCAGCTGGTTGCTCAGGAGCAGGTCCGGCATCGGCTACAGGAAACATTGCATCCTGGTTGAGGGTTGCTGCATCTAGAGCATCAGGCTGATCAAATTGTCCAGGGTCTACAGGTACTGGCTGTTGTTCTTCATTTTCCATCAGTAACCTCCCTGATATTTGCGATAAACACTCATGGTGTACTCAGCCATATTCGGCTCGTTGCCATAAGGGTTGTACCGGCTGCCTGCAGCGTGATATCCAGTGCTGTTCCAATACTCAACAGCTCCAGCACCACCGTAGTGTTCAGCAGCGATACGGCGAATAGTTTCTTCTTCAGACCTTCCAGGTGCGCTGTGCTTAACCAACAGTGCTTCAAAGTGACGCTCAGCTAAAAGCTCTTGAGCCGCACGATTATTCTTAAATTCAGCGTATGTCATGGCACGACCTAGATAACGTTGAGTAAATGAACCAACGTTCTCAGGCATTACCTGTACAAGGCCTAATGCACCAGTACGGCTGTTAACAGCGTTATGGTCACCACCAGACTCTTGGGTAATAAAGGCACGCTTCAAGCGGCTGAGCTGGTCGTTCCCTCCAACAGAGGCGAACATCGGTCGCATCGAAGGGCGACCACTGAAGCGAGAGAACTGCATCCGTGAAGACACACCCTCAACGTAGTTGTTATAAAAGCGCTTAAGATCTGGATCTACTTGTTGGTCTCCCTTCAGCATCTGTTCAAATTGAGGAGGCTGAGGAAGTGCAGGATAATTAGTCAATTGATTCTTATAGATATCTAATACAGGAACGCCCAGGCTTCTCGCCATACGGACAACGTATGGGTCAGGTCGCCAGCCAGGTTGGCCAAAACCATCCATAGCCTTAGTCCAAAACTCTTCATCACCAAATAGCTCTGGAGCTTTTAGGTAGTTCTTTGGATCTGCTTTTTGTGCTTCTTTTATTTTTGCAATTTCAGCGTTGTATATCTGCTGGTTTTTAGAGACATTCTTGCCGTAGTTAATGAAGCGTTTGCCTCCTGGCTCCCGCTTAGGAGAGAAGAAATATTTACTATTCTCATTCTCCATTTCAGCGTTGTAGTCCCCTTGAAACTCTTGAAAAGCCTGTTCATTGGCACGCTCAACAGTCATGCCAGGTTGTGTCATTAGGATTTGAACTCTGGCTTGTAGACGACGCTTGAAGTCCATAGCCATCATTTTTCCTATGCCACCAAGCTCACCAAAGCGCCCAACCGTCTTGATACGCTTGTCTCCCTTCAGCTCTGCATCTACAGCTGCAAGAGTTTCTTTCAATCCACCAGCAGTGTTGAAGGCTTTTTCCTGCTGGAGTGCAGTCTGCAAATAGTAGTTATAGTTTTTGATGCCAGGGAACTTTTCTACTTCATCAACAGTCAATAAACCGATTTTTGCCAAGTCATCGTGGCTATTAGTAATAATCTCTTGACGTTGCAAGTCCCCATTGATGGCTGGGTTTGTAAGGAGATTGTCAAAAGCACGTGTGACAGGATTGAAGATCTCGTACTCAGCATTCACGCTAATAAATGCTTTTTTAGCTGCCAAGATTTCTTCTTTAGTAACCCCGTCTTCTTTGTCAAGTAATGGCTGAATTAGTGCGCGTTCATGGCTTTTGACCTGCATAAGCGCCAACTCTTGATCACGACGAAAGTTCTTACGGTCTTCGTCAAAAGCTTTTTCTCTAATGAGATCTAGCTTGACACCATGCAAATCACCGTAGGTCCTACCTTTAGGGTCATTAGGCATAGGCATCTGCTTTAGCCTGCTGACAAGTACGGAGATATCTTTACCAGTGTCCGCAAAGTTGACTAGATCAGTATCTAGTTGATTCCATGCACCACGCATACCAATCCGCTTACCATCCTTAGTGGTGGTAGAGACTTGGTTTAGGTAGTGACTTAATGCAAGTGGGTCAGTAGAGAAGTTATCAACCAGGCTATTCAGTTCTGTAGCACGTACGTTGACACCGTCGTTGTCTGCCTGTTCTTTTTCAAACCTGGCAGCTAGTTTACGATCTGCCTTGTCAATGCCAGGCATAAACTTCTCTGCATACAAACCAGGGTTACGGTTGATCATTGGGACCAATCCGTTTTCCTGCATGTACATGTCTTTCACATATGAGCGTGCAGCAGCAAACTGTGTATTTGTAGTGATGTTATTTAAAGCAAATTCATTCCCATCAGGGAGCTGAATCACAGCATCACTTTCTAGTGCTTGTTCAAAGTATTCTGTAAAGCGCTCGCTATCACCGTAGTACTTAGCGGCTTGCTCTTCATAAGCACGCCGTCCACGTCCCCATAACTGGTTGTAAGAAGACACCACTTCAGGTGGTGCATCGTTACGTGCTGATTCAAGTGCAAGCTTTTCAGCTTCATTGTCCAGCATGCTGAACTCAGCCTGGGATGTTTGGTATTCAGCGGCTGCTCCATTGCGTGCCTCTACATCACTAAGAAATAAAGACACAGCATTCTCTTCCTGCATCTGACCAAACTGTTCTGCACCAGCCTCCAGGAACTTGCGTCCACCTGTAGTCATTGCCAATAGATTGGCAGCACCCAGGTCTTCAACAAGTTTGTTAGCCTTCAGAATCTCAGCTTGGCGTTTAAAGTCAAGTTCATTTCTCTTTGCAACGCTCTTTTGTTCTTGAGCCATTGCTTGTTGATTTTGCCGTAGCGAGCTAATAAGGTCCGGTGCAGTTGGTTTTACAAACCCTTGGGCTTGTGTCTGCGGTTTATAGAGGACCTCTTCACTAAATCGTTCAATTTTTGCCATTTAAATTAAGCTGTTGGGCCGAAGAAACCACCGAGTCCACCGAGCATGGAGCCGGCTGCAATCATCAAATTGCTGTTAGCTGGCTTACTGACACGTTGCTGCATGATTGGTGCTCTAGTTGCTCTTTCCTGATAGAGAGGCATATGCAACGGAGCGACTACATTTACAGCAGCGTCATAAGCTTGTTGTTGTGTCCGAGACATGGACAGTTGTGTGCGTCTATCTGCACCAATACGATTCTCATCTAGCTGTCCTATCTGCCTGCCACCAGGCGCAGCAGCTAACATCATTGCCCGCTCAAAACCACGTCCACGATTACCTTCACCAGCTGATCCAATAGAACCACGCTGCTGTAAGACTTGTCGCAAGATGTTCTGACGTTGGAACGCCATCTGACGGTCTTGTTCAACGTTCTGTTGGAGCTGACTTTGGAAAGCTAGGTTTGCATTACGTTGGATACCAGGCAGTAAGTACTGATTGGCAATGTTTGTTTTTGCTTGACGCTCTTCAACACGGAAAGCATTACGCGCATTGCGTGCTGCTTCCGAGTCTTGATACGCCTGCATCGCCTGCTTGTTGCGGAGAGCAATACCTTGATTGGTTTGACGGATCTGTCGATCCATAGCGCCAATCTTGTTAAAGGCATCGAAGCCGCCACCCAGGATATTCATGCCAAACCCAACAGGGTTAGCATCAATAGCACCGAATAACTTTTGACCAAATGTCAATTGTGTAGGATCTGGCATTATCCCCTCCTATAAAAACGTTGGTTCAGCTTTCCTTCCCAGTCCAAACCAAGCAAAGATACGGGGAACGGCGTATTGCCGATGATCCGAATAGCAAGGTTCTCGTTGCGTTGGAAGATAGGAACAACGTGAGTAGAGCTTGCTTGCATGTTTACGTTGTTAAGTTGGTATTGATTGGGCTGGGTAACACTGATGGTGTTAGTCCAGTCATTCAGACCAGTAATGGAGATCTTGTAATCAACAGGACCACTCAGACCAGTCTTAACTTTAAGTCGATGGATGATCAGACTAGATACATCATCGTTTGAAATGGAGTTATTGTTAATTGAGTATCGATAAAGCTTAGGCAGATCAACTGTCATGTCATAGCCGTAGCCAATGATTAAGTCCCTGCCTCTGTAGTCGCCTTCAATATCTACGTGTCGGTTACCTGCTGTGCCACCAATCTCTGGTTTAAGGACAGCACCAACAGACTGAGATGAAAGGGTATTAGCATCTCCGATGTAACCACCCAGCACAACCACATTAAGTTCCTTTCCACTAACGCTGTCATAAGGTAAAAATATACGTGTTTTATTGGTATACCCAGTGCCGTCATATAGACGATGTGGGTTAATGCTAAACAGGTCCAGGCACACATCAGTTTTCTCTCCAGTAGGCAGGGTTAGAAAACCCTCCTCACTGGATTGAGTCATGTCAAATGATTGCACATATACATCACTACCGTTCTTTACCACTACATAGAACGTACTGCTATCAAAGAACTGTGTCAGCAGGGTGCCTGTAAGTTCCCACTTGTACCAAGAGTTGACGGCTTTCTCATCACGAGAGGTCATCAAGAACCGGTACTGGTAGAGAGTTGAGCTGCCAGTTGTACCAAGAGAGACAACAGACAAGCCAGGTGAAGCCACCAAGCTGTTGACGGTTTGAGGGATCAACTCAGGCACACCACTGGTGATGTCATTCATCAATGGTGACTGTTCTGTTTGAATATCATTCAGCTCAAAGAGTCGTGTGAAAAGAGGTGTTTTACTGATGAAGGCTTGAGAGGTGCCAAGACTGACAGCCTCAACACCTGCATCAGATTCATACCCACTGAGTCGGTTTACCTTGGCTGTAGTAGGTGACAGGATGTCAGAGTCAGTAGACAGCAAGAATTGTTCGGTGGTTGAGTACAGCACCAAACCAACAGCTGTGGGTTCTACATAGTTCAGGAATACAGGACGCTTACCTGCAGCAGAGATGTCAATAGGGTCATCTGCAACAGCAGCTTGTGCGGAGGTATTCCAGAAGTTAAATAGGTCACCAGCCTTACTGAGGACCACGTTCTGTCCAGCACAGAAACCCATGCGGTTCCTGTAGAAGAAGATGTGGGAGATTTCTAAGCCAACAAAGCTCGGTGCCTCATTGGTTTCATCATCACCAGTGAGTCGATCACTCCAGCTGACAGGACCGTATACAAATGAACCGTCTGATTGACGCACAAGTTGGTGCGGCATAGTCAGAGGATCAAACTTATACTTAAGTCCAGGACCAATAGTTTCCTGCCACTGTCCAGAACCATAAGTAGCTGCACCATCAGTGGTGAACTTGACATACATGTCATCAATATCAAGCTCACTAGAGTTTGTGACCTTAACTACGTAGCCATTCTTAGTTTGAGCAGGGAGACGAGTGATGTTACTTACGGTATCTGCAATTGCGAAGATGGCTTCAGCAGCTGAGCCACCACGAGTTTCTATACTGAAAGCGCTAGAGCTAGTAATATAGATACCACCACCCACTTGTTGCGCCGAATAATTAGAATTGCCATCAATAGAAGATGCCAAAGCAGATGCAATGCTGTCAGCACTTGCGCCTGAACTTGGCGAAGTGTGAGAGAACGTAGTCTGCGTGCCACTAATTGTAAGCAGGACTTCATAGTTAGTACTGTTAGCTGCAACGCTAATAAGAACGTGTGCGCGGTTTGCGTCTAAACCAGTCGCATGGCTCAGGTCAGTTGTCAGTGCTACTGTCTTTTTCTTATTGACAACAAACGTGTAGTCATTAAGGGTGAGTATTTCAATGTCATCAGCAGTTGCATCTTTTAAGTATGCATCGCTTGGACACTGTGCATCTGTAATGGCACAAGCATCAAAGTCAGTGTCGTAGTCAGAACGCTTTGTACTTTCATCGCTGGTAGCGGTGTTGTATTCCTGCAACGTACCGTCACCGCTTGCGCTATTAATAGTCGTGTCGTACGCATCCTCAGCATCAGTTAGGTTCTGCGCAGTGTGTGTAGCAGCTGTGGTTAACTTTGCCTCGAACACTCTGTATCCTTGTGCAGCTAGCAAAGGATGCTCATCAGTACGTTCGGTGCCAAGTGCGTAGTTAGCTGGCAATGAGGTGGTTTGAGACGCGACTACAGTGTCATTGTTTTTGACAAGATACTCACCACCTGCATCTTTAATGATGCCTGATTTAAGTGTCTCTTTTACGTAGCCAGATGAGTAATCGTATGAAAACTCAAGTAAGCCACTAACAGTGGTGGTTTGACCAGCAATAGCTTTAGCTAGCGTTGACTCAGATGTATGAAGGTCACCCAACTCAGTAGCAGCAGTAGCTACAGCAGCATTTAACTCATCACCCTCTGTTTTTACATCAGCCGGTGTACAGCCACTCTGGACGCCAGTGTTGGAGCCCATGTCAACCATACGTACATCACCATCAGTCAAGTCCCAGACTTGGAATCTGTTGTCCTCATAGCAGGCAATATATTTTTCTTCTGTATCTCTAAGGATTGGAAACCACTTGCCTGTAGTCGGTGCCTTATGCAGTGCCGCAACAAACTTACCTCCCGGCCGCTTCAGTAGACCTAGAGCAAAGTCAGGAAATGCATTGACTGCATCTTTAAGTTGTCCAGGGCGTTTCCTACTGTCAGGCTGTTGCGAGATACCCTGTAGTAGATTTGGAATTGATTGGGAGAGTGTACTCATTGCCTAGATAGAGCTCGAAATGGTTGATAGCTGTTGTAGTAATTCTCTTGATCTCTGAACCCAAAGAAAGAGTAATCACCTTGATTGCATTCTTCCTCGATAACAGCTGCTCTGGTGGTAGCTTCCTGTTCTTGTAGAAGTTGGTTGAGTTGTGCATCACCCACCATCTTGGTTGCACACATACGTGCAGCTTTGGCTGTCACATAAGCTTGGATACCAGGAGGTAGGTATTGGAAATCCCAGAACCACAGAACATCTGCGGTAATGTCATCAGTGAAAATATCAGAATGTTTGTACCTGTCATAGACAAAACCATTCCTAAGTACTAGATCATATTTGTCACGGTGCTTATTGACGTTAGAGTCAATAGCAAGCATGTTGCTGGGAACAGCAATCTTGTTTGTAGAAGTGTCAGGTGTGAGGGTGTAATTGCGTTCAACATTGAACGACCAACCTTCAAGCTGTACTTGCTTGCTTTGCTCACGCAGCGTATTTACTGCAGTGAACACTTCAGGGTTTTGAAGATCTAGTGTAGTGACAGGTGCCTGTCCCACACTGCTTAATATTTGATTAACAGCATCTAGTTCGGTAGATGCAGCATTTGTAGGAAACGGCATATCTGTCAAAGAATAAAAAAAAGGGACTCCGAAGAGTCCCCATTGGTTGATATGAAAGAGATATCAGAATGCAGCAGGTGCAGTAGCGGTACCGGCGTACAGCTCAACACAAGCAGCAGGGTTCACGTAGTCAGCACCCATGGCCAGACGGCCAAGGATCACGTCGCCTTGGTAGATGACGGAAACGTCGCCACTGGTGACTTGCACCTGAGGAGCGATGGCTTCGACGCAACCAGCAGCTTCGCGCTGGAAGATCAGACCGCAGCTGTTGGCGAAGTTAGAGGCTTGGCCATACTCGTTTTCGATGCCGGTAACAGTGTTACGGCCATCTTCGATGTCCACATCCACGAAGTCACCAGTGTTAGTGGGAGACACGGTTGCGGGATCGGTAGCAGCAGTCGGGCTAGAGGCCGGTGCGTACTTGGTGCCGTACTTGCTGAAGAACGGTACGTTCATCGACTTGTAGATCTTGATACCAGCGATCTCCACAACACCTTCACCGCTTTGCAGCGAGGTGCCTTGGACATCACGGTTGATCAGACCGTTAGAAGATGCACCCTGAATCAGGGCGTAGTACTGACGAGGGTTGAGAACAGCCACACGGCCATCGTTGCTCACACCTTTTTCATCCAGAGCAGCAGCTGCGTCATAGAACGCAGTCACCAGCTTGGCATCGTCAAGAGCATCGTCAGCGTCAGCAGCAGTGCCAACACGGATCTGGGTACCACCCGGCTCTTTGTAGTTAGTCATAGAGACAGGCGAAGCCTTACGTGCACCACGAGAGATTGCACGGAAGATCAGACGGTCATATTTTTCCGCCAACGCATATCCGATTTTCCGAGATACCTCAGACCTCAAGTCATAATGAGAAAGTACCTCGTCTAATTCATACAAAAATGCACTGGAGATAAGAAGCTGATCGCAGGTGATCGTCTTCTCAGCCACCGGAGGTGCCTTTTCGTCATTGCCCAAAATGGAATTTCCAGGTGTATGGAATTCCGCTTTGGTACGACCTGTATAGATGAACTGCAATGATTTGCCGTTCTTCAAGGTACGCTTCATAATCAGGTCACGAGCGATCGTATTGCGCTGGAAACCTTTAAACATCTCACCGCTAAAAAGCTTGAGATATAGTGCGCGGGGAGCAGTATTATCACCGTTCTCCGCACCAAGCCGTGTAAGGTCGGCTTGCATATCAGAATTTTGTTGTGCCATTAGAGAGAATAAATGTGTTGCTTATCCTCTGAACGTTCAGAATTTTTTTTACCAAATTGTTGTGGTCTATCCCACCGTCTAGACGGCGAAGGGTGTCCGCGTACGGGCCAACGCCAATGAAGGGAGAGTCCGACTCTGAGGTGCTCTCCCAACTATTTAGTTCTTGCTATGTACGTACCGAAGATCTTTTTCTAGTTCTTTCGGCGTGGGCTGAGGTGCCTGTGGCATTGGATTAGCCTTAGGACCCTTCTTGCTTTGTTGTGCCATTGTTACTTGGTAGCTTTTAAATAGGTAACGCCGCGATACTTCAGCTTGGCTGCTTTGACAGCTGCTTGCTGCTCTTTGACGCGAGCTTGCAGTTCAACATTAGGCATGTTAAATCTCCATGAAGTATCACACCCCCGTTCCATGGTGTGAGTGTTATGCGTCCTGCTGGAACGTCTCTTCAAGAACACACTTGTACAGCAGGTTCTTCAAATACAGAAGAGCTTGCTGCTCAAAT